TGGTAAATTACCTCTACCAATAACCAAACAATTATCTTGCTTTTCATAATACTTAAAATCTTTCTTCATTCCATAGCAAGCTCTCTTGTTTTTTCTTAACATTACTTGATAGGTAGGATTTGGAAGGGTAAGTTTTTTCTTGATTGGTCTGGTTAAATTGGAAGGAAAATCATAAAGATACAGACGATCCGAGACAAGCACATTCATATTATCTTAATACTTCTAATCCTCTAAAATAATGATTTTCAATACGATCTAATACTTTTTCAAAATACTCATTACGTTTCTTTAATTGCTTTAAATCTTTCTCTAGTTTCTTTATTTTATCTTTCTCCGGTTTTTCAGCTGATTTAAGAGCATTTAGTGCTCCATCAATATTTCTCATTGAACCAACTACTCCTCCATTAAGTTGTTGAGCCATAGCCCATTTGTAATAAACATCTTGTGGAATACCAATCATAAATTTTATTTTTAGTTAATTAAAGTTTTTTTAAATTCTTTTAGTAAATCTACTCCTAAAATGTGTTTAATAATAAGATAGTTCTTAGCTCCAATAGACGCTAACAACGCTGCTTCATCTTTTCTACCCATTATTTGAAACAATGTAGGCAGCGGGATTTTAGTTCTCTTAGAAATATCTGCCCACTTTAAATCTTCATTTTCTTTTAAGTTTTTCCATACAGATAATGGATTGTTTTCATTTATTTCTGCTGCTGGCATAAATTATTTATTAACTATATTAAGTAAGATATATTTACTATAACATAGTAATTAAGATATGTCAAGTTACACTTTTACAAGCTTGTTGGAAGTTACATCCGTCAAGCTCTTGAATTAAGTCTATACTATCTCCTCCTTGATTAGACCCAAAATCGTGCCAACGATTATCTTCATCGTAGATTTTACAACTAGGGGTTTTCTCATCTCTCAACTTAAAAAACTCACCAATAACTTCAATACCTCGTTGGGCTAATATATCCCTGATTGGGTATTGTTTTATTCTGATGAGGTCAAAATCTTTCTTCTCAAAATTCTTCTTGGTGGTAAATGATAGCTGTTTTTTGATTTCTTGTATTTTCCCCCTGTATCTTTGCCTTTGCCATTGCACGAACCAACATTTTAGGGGCATTCCAGAGAGTATTCCATATTTATCATAAACTACCTCAAGAAGCCCCCTAAGATAACGCCTGTGGAGTTTTATTTGTTGAATGATAGATATATCGAATATTTCCGTTAAAGACTGTCTATCTAATCGTGGGCTATTTTTTTTCCAGAGTCGATGCTCTTCTTTAGCCAAAGCATTGAATTCTAATTCTTTAAACCAAATTTCATTTTTCATATATTCGAATTTTAGTAGTTAATGCCTCTTCGATTGACCAATTATAATTATTTATTCTTCGGAGTAATGTTTCGTACTTTATGCCAACTTCCACAGCCCATTGTTTCATATTTTGAGTTTTACCTTTATATGTCATTAAATGATTAGTTCTTCTATTATTAGCCTGTTCTCTCATAGTAGCCCATCTACAGTTTTCTTTATAGTAACCTTTGTTGTTATTTATTCTGTCTAAAGTTAAGTCTTTTGGAACATTCCCCATATCTTTATAGAAGCTTTCAAAACTTTCTAGCCATTCTTTACAGACTTTAATCCCTCTGCCACCATAGTTCTTGTAAGCGTGATCCTTTTTGTTGTGACATCGCATTTTCATAGAATTCCAAACTTCATAAATATTCGATCCTGACATACCATGCTTTGTCATTATTTTTTTTGTTCTTTTTGATGTTCTTTCTTTTTGGAGACATCCACAAGATTGAATTGCACTAGCTCTTAAATGGCATAATTTAATCTTTTTTTGTTTCCCACAATCACATTGACATAAGAATCTTCTCCCTGGTTGGTTATTAGCGAAAATGAAGCTTTCAATCTCCTTGATGATTTTTAATCTCCCAAATCTCTCCCCTTTTTTAATGTTTAATCTCTCGGACATATACATCTGACAACACAAAACCCATCTGATAATAGCAACCGTCAGGAAAACTATTGAACAAATGGGTTTTGTGTCTGACGGTTAATTAAGTTATCTTTATTATATCATAATATCTTGTGTTTGTCAATCCATAGTAGTGTTGTTTCATATTATAAAAAACTTACTTGTTCAACATCGATTTCTTTCTCTTCTGTCTCTTTAAGAAGATTATCAAAATCTGTAATTAGCCTGATATTTTTACCTCGTTTGGTTCTATCATCAACTCTACCTGTTTTTGATTTTACTCCATAAACATTTTGAGCAATATCTCTAGCAAAATTATGACTAGCAAGTGCTTTTTTACCATTAGCTTCACACCAACTACGATATTGAGAATACATTTCTTCATTGGAAATGAAAGCATCGTCATCAACTTCATAATTTTCTCTAACAAAACGGATAGCACTGGATATTTCACTTTCAAATTCAATCATTGATTCAGTAGATGCCTCGGCAGTAGAAAAAGTATAGTTATGATTAACAAATCTTTTCGCCCCTTCAACTGCCCAAGCAATAATGCCTGGAATTTCTTTAGATAATTTTTCAGGAAGAAAATGATCTATATCTTCTTTGGTAAATTTCCTTAAAAAGGGTATAATCTTAATTCTTCTTTTCAAACCATAGTCTAATTTATCAAATGTAGGTAAATAATTGGAAGCAAAGATATATTTTGTTGTTGGTTCAAATTCAAATTGTTCACCAAACTTTCTTTCTGCTCCAATCATATCTCCGGTGACAAGAGCTTTAAATTTTGCAGGATTCATAAATTTACTCTCTTCCTCAGAGGGAATATTGATTTTCTTGCCTATTAAATGAGAGGTAGCAAAATTATTTGTAGTTAATGTCTGAATACTCATTGAACTACAGAATTGCTTTGTAAAGATTTCCTTTAATAATTGAGTCATAACAGACTTACCGTTAGAACCACCGCCGACTAAGAAGAAAGATGCTGCTCCCTTCATATTACCTAATAAGAAGAAACCAAACATTTCTTGTACTAAACTAATTAATTCTTTGTCAGGAATAAACTCTTTTGTTTTTTTATCCATCTTAACAATAGAAGTATTTAAAAAGTTAAGAAATTTTGGAGTCTCCATGCTTAAATCTTTGTGATAATAAGGTAAATAGAACGTTGAAATCTTATCACAACTTATTTCTTCCGGTTGAAAATTAACTAAATTTAATATTTTATCTTTTAAGGATAAATAGTGTTGATCTTCCCGCTCCACTGTACGCAGACAAGCCCATTTAACTTGAGCAACAATATCTTGGACTAATTGCCTAGTAACATTCTTGCTTGGGAATTTAGCTTTGATAAAGTTCCAAGCTAACTTTTGCATCTCATGAGATGAAACAGGCTTATACCAAGTCCCTTGCCATAAATAAAACAAATCATATCCAATGTGATACATCAGATTCTTTTTGTAGTCATTTGATATAACAAATTCTTCTGCAATATCTTGATTATGGATGGCTGGCATAAATTTCCTCCTTAATGTGTTTAGCTTTTATATAAAAATCAATATAAATTTCCATTACTTCATCAAAAGTATATTTATAATATGTAGTTAAAAAATCAGTATCAAAGATGATGGTAATTACCTTGCTACTTACAACGGTATCAAAACACGCCTCTATTCTGTAGCTATTTTCTAATGATACTTCCCGAAAGTAAAATTCAAGAGTTCTAAGTCTTTCCTGATTAGTAAAAGCTATAATATCTTCAATACTAATAGGCACATCTGTAAAATACTGAAGCATTTGAGTTTTTAATAGTTCTTTGTGTTTCATATTATTTTACTCACAAATAAAAAACTCTTGTTTAAGCTGTAAAGGGCAACAACACCCATAGGCTTTCGCCTACTTAAACAAGAGTTTCCTAATTGTGAGTTTGTTGGTTTATACATAAAACTATATGAAAAAAAACTTTATAAATTAATATTAACACATTTTAGGGGGTGAGTCAATGGGGAGTTATTCACAGTTTGATGTCGCTTTCAATTTCGTTCCCCCAGACATCCCAACCTTTTGTTTTTTCTCTGGCAAAAAGTTCTATCTTATTTTGCTCTGGAAACATTAGTTGTATTCGTTTTCTTATTTCGTTTGGTTTCTTAGAATGTTGAGTAGCTTTTTGCGATAAAAATTGTTTTGCATTTCTTATCCCCCTTGGTTGAGGTATTTTCCCTTTTTTAAAAATTAAGCACTGTTCTGTCTGTGCCATAGTATAATATCCACAAAGTGTTCTGTTCGGTTTATGCCATACAAAACCAACACCAACATAATTAAATCCCCATTCTTTCGCTAACCAAATACAAGTTTCTAATTTTTGATTAACTACCCACATGAATAACAAACAATTATCATCTGTTACTTTTCTAATATTTAACTCTACCAACTCTGGGAATGTCATTGTTTTATAGTAATTTCTTGCATTTCCTAACTTTGTTATACTTCCATACTCCCATGGCGGGTCTGCATATATTATTTGATATTTCTTCATAAAATTGATACCTCCTCAATCTTTCCGATAGGAATACTATCTTCCCACTTAACATTGGTTGGTTCCCAGGTTTTCCTGGTCTTTATTTCGTGGAGGATGTCCATTATTGATTCTTTTTCTCCCTCTATGCGTTCTTGGTCTAAGATAAAGGTCTGCACTTTGAAGATTTCTTTGTTATCTTTCTCGATTGTTAAATGCCGGGATTCAAAACCTTGAATATCAGGGTATTTAGCCTTCAGTAAGAGCTGATAACACGCCTGGCTTAAAAAATATCCTAAATCAAGAGCCTGAAAATTATACTTATAAGGATTTATGGTCTTAGCTGTCTTTAAATCGACTATAATGCAAGTTTTAGTGTCTTTATTGTAGAAATACCAGTCAGCAATTCCTGCCAAGCCTAGTTTATCGCACGATAATATCTCTTGGGCGGTATAATCCTTCAAATCTTTAAAGGCTTGTTGCGTTTCTATCCGTTCACAGAGCTTTACCACCATATTATACTCAGACATAGTAAGCTCTACGTATTTTTCTGGTGGGTTTTTAAGATTACGCCTAGTTACGGCTATATATTTTTTTTTAAAAGAATTTTGTGATACAGTCAACCACTCATCAACAGCCGAACCAATAATCATCGCACGAGTAGGCTCTTCTTTAATGATACCTTTAATATGTTTTTGCCAAAAATAATAATGGTCAAGTTTATAGTCTTTTATTCTACTTGCTGTAACAAATTTGTTCTCAGGAGTAAAATAGTTTTTAGTTGTTAGTTTCATATAATTAATTGTTAAAAGTTGCTGTCCCTATCAATGTAGAATCTATGCTATCTCCATATTCATTTTTACTCTCTATCAAAGCCTTTAAGATGGCTGAGTAATTTACTAGGTCTAAGAGAGTATCTTCTACAGTTTCATCCTTAACGGCGTTTGGTTTATCTAAAAGGTTATCGATCCTTGATATTTTATCCAATATCCGGACAAGGAGAGCTTTCTCCGGGGAAAGATTAATAGTCCCGGCAGAACGGAAATTCTTAAAGGGGTCTGTGTCAGCTCCATAGTCAGAATTTTTAATCTTTATAAGAGCCAGTCCATCTTCGTAGGTTTTTTCAATTGATTTAAAGAATTGTTGTTGATTCATATTATTTAAAGATGACTAACATACTTGGAAATGGGGCAGAGTTCTTTGCACCACCAAACTTTAGCCTACCTTTGATAAATTTAATTTCTACATAAGGTTTTTTATAAATATAATCATGAAACCATCTTGTGTCTGTTCTTGCTGGGAGTAAGGCTACTACAATTCCATTTCTTTTTGTGGCTGCTTTCTTAATCCATTTACCAATCTCTCTGCCATAAGGGGGATTCATCCAAAATCTTTCCAAATTCCAATCTTTTGTTAAAGCATTGTTTTCTTTCGTCCAAAATCTTTTACATTTAGCATTTTCTTTTGTGGCACAAACATCAAAAGTAAAATTAAACTCTTTATTTAATTCATCGAAGAAATCTTGGGGTGTTTCCCATTCTCCAGTATTTGATGTAAATAATCCTTTGTTAATCATATTATTTCTTCTTAGTTAATTGTTTAAGTTTGTCGATCTCTGTGGCGATGGCTTGGTCAACTTGATCGCTGAGTAGACTGTAGGACGTGCTGGCTTTTTCGTCGTCCTGTAACTCCGCAGTCATACCAACTGTTATCTTTCTAAAGTTGTCCCTGCCAAGTAAGCCGGTTACTTCGATTGTACGAGACTTCTGGCAGAATAGTTCTTTTATTTTCATAGAGTTTATATTATCGGAAAGGTCGGTTTTCCAATAATATGGTTATTTATATTATCCAAAAGGCACTTCAGCGTTATCTGGGTCTTGTGGTTCTTCGGCTATGGCGTGAGTCATATCCATTTCCCCTAGATAAACCTTAATGGTTTTAGCTGGAGCCATTCCTTTCTTTTTGTTCTCGTCTGTTTGGAAGTCTGAATCGTACTTGAAGCCTACAATCTGTCCGATGCTGGCATTCTTCATTGCGTTAATAACGAATGGTTTGTTGACTGAAAAACCAACGTTCATCATTCCATTGTCAGTTTTCAATGTATAAACTTTTTGAGCTGGGAAATTTCCTTGCGCGGGTTTTTCGGAGACATCTGTTAAAATTCCTTTAATAGTGTCACCAATCTTGGTAAACTTTGCCCAGCCTACCTTTGCCTCGTTCTCTTCTGAGAAAAAGTCGTCTTTTGTTTGTGTCATAGATTTAATTTTTTAGTTATTTATTTATTTATATTATTCTTCCGAGCCGACCTCTCGGTTAAATATTGCTTTTTTAATATTTAGGTATTGCCAAGGATTAAACCCGGAAGCATCATAGATAGCCTGAATAACGCGTATAGTTACATTCTGATTAGGGTCAATACTAATCTTGTTAAGCGTTCTAAGATGTATTCCTGATGCTTTAGCAAGGGCAGTTAAAGTTGTCTTGTTCTTTTCACACAGTTTTGCTAGTGATTTCATATATTTATTCTTTTAATTTAAGATTAGTTGCTTTAGCTATTTTTATAAATCCAATTCTTTCCATAGTTACCTTAGAGATTGTAGCTAGTGCCAAAATATCTTTTGATTTTTGATTGTCATCTTCTTTCCTTAATTCTTCAGCATTAACTATAATCTCGTCAAGATATTCTTCAAGCTTTTCTTGGTATTCCTCTAGCTTGTCTATTTGTTTTAACAAATTCATATGTTTATTCTTTAATTAAGTTAGTTTCAGGTTCTTGGTCTGCTCTTGACGAGAACTCTGCGTGTGGTTGTATTGTTTGGCAATTATTATTTATAATAATGCTTATTGCTATCAAAATTAATAAACTTATTATTACAATATTTACAAGTGTATCATCTGTTTTTAATTTATAATCCATAATAATTATTTCTTTTTTCATACTTGTCCTTTCCAAATATCTTCAAGCCATTTCTCCATATTCTTTCGGAAAAAATAAACTCGAAGTTTTTTAATTAGCTTTAGCATATTAGTTACCTTTTAATTTATCTTCTTTTAGTTTCCAATAGCGATATTCTTTTAATAATTCTCTACGCTCATCTCTAATAGCTTTTAATTCCCTTCTTATATTTTTTAATTCTTCTTTTTTCTCCATACTTATATTGTTTTAGTTAGTTAGATTTTTGATTATTTTAACTTTATCTTTCATAAGCCCTAACCAGTTTTCAAAATCTGTTTTATCTTTAAATACAACTACCGAGCATCCCATATAATCTTTAATTTGGACTATTACTACATAATGAAATTTTGGATAAATATCAACCTGATGAGCATAATGAACATTCCCATAAGGCTCTTTTATATCTATATATGTTCCCTCTGAATTTTTTATTCTTATTTGTTGTCCATTTAGTTTTAAGTCCATATAATTTTATTCCCTTGAGTGGGGGTTAGGTTAAGTTATTTTCTCAGCGATTTCATCGGCGATTTTTTTATAAGGTTTTAACTCTTCTTTAAATGCTCTCCTTATCTCCTTTTTAATGCGTTTTCGTATAAGCTGTAGCTGTTCTGTTGTCATATATTTATTCCATTACTTTTTAAGATTTGTTTTATTTCTTCACGCTTTTGGTTAGCTTCCTTATAACAACACTCACATTGTTTTTCAAAATTTCCACTATCCAGCTCACAACAACATTCTTTCTCCTCCCCAACAATCTCTTTTGCTAGGCGTTCTAATTCTTTTTGGAAAGAATTATCAAGTCTTACAAAAAATTTGCTTGTAGGATATATTCCTACACCGTATTTATTATCAAACATTTCTGATATTGCGTCTGTTCTTTCTTTTTGAAAACGACTGAGTGGTGTATTTTTTTCTGCTAATTTTACCTCGTTTATTGTTTTCATACTGTTCATTCTTTGATTAAAAGCAGTCTCTACGCAACTCAGCATTGCTTCTACTGTTCCAGTTGTTTTGGTTGGTTCTAAATCGCAAGGCTTTTTATCTTTTCCTCTAAATTTGATTTCTCTGTTCATATAGTTATTTTATTAGTATAGTTATACCTTTGTTATACTTATTTTATCCAAAGTTTATACCATTTTCTTTTGTAGTCTTGACAATCATTGTTTTTATTTACATCTTTGCAATTTTTACGCCAAGTCTCTACCTCTATTGGGGTTGTTATACCCTCCCAACGAACAGCACATTTTCGCCCGATGATAAAACTTTCCGTTGGATGCAATATTTCTCTATAATGTTTACAGTTTATGCAGTATACTTTCTCCATATAATTTTATATAGCGTAGCCAGTCTTTGATTTACTTAAATCTTTATTTTCGTAGATGTTACCGATGATTTCTGTAGCATGATTAGCACCGTGATTATTTATTTGGAATCCGTCACATTGCCAAACAACTTCTGAGAGCCAACATCCCAAATCTTTCTCATATTTACAACACCCTCCCGAACATTTATCTTCTTTTGGTAGCTTTACTATATCCCCCTCATAAATCTCTTTTCCCTGTTTATCTAGTAAGCCTGTGTTTTGCATTATTTCTTTTGTTCCCTCTACATCTCCGAGCATTGAAAACATTATAAATGAACCTTTCAATTGAGACGTTGATTGATAAATCATCTTCTTACCATCCCACGCTCTAAATTTTATTTTTCTGTTCATAAATTTATTTATTAGTTGGTTTAAAAAATTCTTTTATATCTTTATTTGTCATCTTTTTACAAAGTTTTTTCTCTTCTTTATCGTTATCAAACTTTATTCCAATAATATTTAAATCCTTGTCTTTAATTAGCTTCATATAGTTATTTAACACAATTATATAATTCATCTACATAATGTAGTTTACATTTTTGTACAAATTCTTCGTGTCTTTCTTGGCATTTCTGAGTTTCGCAAGATGATGGAGTTGAGCAGAGATTATAAAAGTCTTTTGTGTGTTGGCATTCTTCTGAGCTTTGGTATTCTACTTGAGGATTTTTACCCTCTAATCCTACTGCTAATCCTAATGTTATTGTACACATTATTATCACTATCATTATTAAAGTTTCAAATTTCATAAAGTTATTTAGTTAATAAACTATACTCCACTCTTGTCTGACTATATCTTGAGCTAAGAGGAAGGTGTTTATTTGCCCTATCGGGGTTGTTTCAGGGAGATTGAGGCGATAGGACATTTGCTCTATTAAATGCTCTGTATCGTTCTCGTGTGGCGGAGAATAGACTGTTAGGAACTCTCTAATGGTAGAGTGGGAGTTTAATCTGCCTCCTGGGTCTTTTTTAGCCTCTATATCTTGCATTAAAGCTGCGAAGCCAGTTAATATACCTGGGAATACCATAAATTGTCCGTTAGGAGCTACAAGATTCCCTGGATTATTACGCTTTACTTTTCCATCAAGAGATTGAATATACTTTAATCTCTTTTGTTCAACTGATAATCCTACAGTGGGGGTGGAGTCATTGGCTTTCGCCTCTTCCACCCTGCCACTCTTAGGAAGACGTACAAGAGAGCCTGTAGATACACTAGCTGCCGTCTTGTCGTCAATTTGTTCACAATCACTGGCGTGCATTCCATTATTGCAGAGTTCCAGTTCTTCAGATGTATATATAATCATATCTGCTCTTACTTTGTGGATTGCTACGCCACTTGTGGCAATTAGCATAGTAAGTACAGATAATGTTGCTAAAATGATATTGATTTGTTTTGTTCTTTTTCTACTCCGATGATATTTTTTCATCGAGATAGAAATCTTTTGTTCTCTAGTCATATAGTTTTAGTTATTTAGGTTTTTATCGTTATTATATTTCTTCATTGTGGCGCAGTATTGACAGTCCGGGCAGTTGATCCACTTGGAGCGGTACTCTAGGTAGATATATGCTTGCTTGGAGTTGCACCGGGGGCAAGGTAGGCGTTTAGTGTCTTTCATATAGTTGGTTATCGTGAGCGATGCGCTCTTGTATTAGTTCTTCTGTTTCTTGAGGTGTTAGGGAGTGTGAGGGGTAATCCTTTAGAGTGCGGCCGTATAGGATGAAGTCCTGCCAGTAGTGGGGGTTGTGGGATGCTTCGGCCTTGGTTGTGAATTGTTTTGGTTTCTTAATCATGATTGTAGTATAGCATATTATAATAGTGTTGTCAATGGTTAGTTATCCCCAGTAGGTTGTAAAAGGAGATCCCCCAAAGAGATGAAAGGTGGGGTGGTGGTGGGAAAGCCGTTCCCTTACTTTGTTAGTTAGGTGATGGTTTTTAGGTTGATGTTGGGAGTAGTGGAGCGTCCGTATTGTGGGTTATTTTTCCCCTGCGTAGTGCTATGAAAATATTTTGCATTTACCCTATAAGTTTTATTAGATTAGATTGATATTTCAGCTTAAACCTGCACCCAAGCTGATGTATTTTATGCCTTCTTTTTTAGCTTTATCAAACTGTTCATTGCTAAAGGCGAAAAATGCACCTGCCTTGTTAAGGGCTTTTGTTTGTTTGTTCTCCATATAGTCCATTAAATACTTCATATAGGTTGTAAGGTGCGGGGGTAAACTACTTTATTGCGCCGGTAACGGGTTTGGGTTTGGTTACCGGCGGTGTAAAGGGGTTTACTGTTCTAATAATTGTTTAACTTCTTCTATCTTATTGTGCATTGTTTGATCTATTCTGATGACTGTATAGGGTATAAAGTCATAGCCGAATTTAACTTTTCCTTGCTCTTTGTACTGCTCTATTAAGTCGATTAGTTCTTTTAGTTGTTTTTGCATATAGTTTAGTTTAGTTAGTTAGTTAGTTGTCTAAATCTTTTAATTTGTAAGGGATAACTTCGTTGATGTCCACCCAAACATTGAATAAAGCGCGTTTGTTGTCTATTTCTGTTTTTCCTCTATATATATAGCCTATATGTATTGTTTCACCGTCCTTAGTGTCTACATACATATTTTGTTTAGGTTTCCCCTTATATAGTAGTTCTACATAGTCATTGTCATATATAACGTCTTTGATCATTGTGTGGAGGTTTTGTTTTGGCTTTAATGTAAAGATTTTGTTTTTGATATAGCTTTCGCTATAAAATTTGTCGGTTGTGTCTTCGTAAGAGACATTTAATAAGATTTGTTTGTTCATATAGTTATTTATTTAGTAAATTAGATAAGATTGATGTTTTAGGGCGTTTTACAAGGCATGGGGTGATGATTTGGCGGAGTTTGTAGCGCTGGTTTAGGTTTTTGTCCATTAAAGACCATAAAGCAAGACGCTCACGGGCTTCTTTTGGGGTTTCTTTTGTTGTTTTCATAGGTTTTGGCCTTGTGTGGGCCGGAAAAGATGCCGAGGTGGCAGAAGTTCCGGGGTTGCAAGGGTTGTTGTTTTATACTTATCTATATTATAACATAGATAAATGATAGTGTCAAGCGATTTAAGGGGTTGGTTGTGGATAACTATTAAATATCTTTATCATAATATAGATATTCCAAGGTCTAAACATACCACGGCATAGATAAACGGGGCTTAAAACGCGTTTAAATGCTTTATTTTTTCCTGAAAAGGCTTAAATAGCTATTATGACGTTGTCTTTTGTACTCCTTGTATAGTTTGGGAGCTTGTTTTTTTAGTTCTCTTTTAATGTGTGATAAGAGTACAAGCGTATCGATTAAATATTTAGCTTGTTTTGGGTCACTGGTGGCTTGGGTGACGTGGCGGTTAATTGTGTTTTGCATAATGTTTAAATTAAATAAATTAGATAGTTATGTAATAGTTATTATTACAGGGGTGTGATGTGATGTAATAGTTTCTATTACCGCTGTAATAATAACTATTACACATTTTTAAGATTATGTCAAATTATTTTTTGTTTTTTTGGGTGTTTTTTCGGACTTTTGGGCTTAAAATAGCGATTTATGTTTGTTGTGGTATTGATAAAATGGTGTTTACTGTTTGCAAGTGTGATGGAGATAGCCCAATAACCAAGCCATTATCGGGGTTTCTGTTACAAAATCACACTTGTTTTATATTAAGTATAAAAAAATTATAGTATTTATGTATATATTTTATATTTTTTTTATTGCACTATAGGAAAGTAGTGTGATTTTGTAACATTTTGGTTTTTAGGGGCTTTTCTTGGCTTGGTTGTTGGCGTCTCTCTGTAACGGTAGATGAAAAGTGACGTTACAAGCCAAGTTGGCTTAGTTACTGGGCTATCTCTGTAAAAGTGAGAAAAGTGACGTTACAAGCCAAGTTGGCTTAAAATGGTGGTTATGGTGTAGAATTGAATCGGTTATGGTGGTTATGAAATTCGTCTCGATGGTTTTTAGGTTGTCAGATCACAACTATAACAGTTCAATCATCACGCATTACACGCTTATATCAGACCATTTTACCCCTACAGGCTTAAAAATGAGTATTCAGCCGTTATATTTTGGCTATGCTATGCTGTTTTCAGGCTATGGGTCGCAAATTGTATATTAACTGGCGACTGTTAACTGGTGCGACTATAAGGAGGGGGACACGCCACCCTTCACCCTCCCAAATTTTAATATAGTCAACCCCCAAATATATATATCGAAAAATCAATAAATATTCATCTACACCACAACAAAGTTAATACAAATAAAAAAAACAGCATAATAAATAGCTGTTTTTTTATACCTCTAAAGAGTCTTACTCATCACCCTTACCCCTATTACAAATATGGCATAACACCTGCAAATTTTCCTCATCGTTAGTCCCTCCCTTAGCACGTGGGATAATATGATCTACCTCTAACAACCTTTCAGGAGAGCCATGTCCACACGCGACACATTTAAAGTTATCCCTTTTTAGGATTTTATAACGTAACTTAGTCGGCATTATTAATTTTTTATATTTATGTTCTTTATAAGCCCATTTAACGCGTCCTTTCTTGATTGCACTTCTGTAAGAGTCTCCGACGCTCCTTGTTACTCCTAAACGTGCCATACGCCGTTGAATTGACCTTTCATTCAAATCAAACCCTTTCTCTTTCCAGAGCCAATCTCCTATCTCTCTGCCACACATCTTTTCGTCAACATATTTCTTCACAAAGATTTTATCAACCTCCTTGCTGGTCTTCACTCCTAACGCTTTTATTAAGCCCATTGTTTGTTTGTTCATACTTATTTTTTAGTTAATAATTATATATACTATCTTTAGTATAACATATCAGTCGTATAAGTCAAGTAAGACTCTGTGGATAACTCACCAAAATACCCTCCAAACAATATTATAATATTCTTGACAATCACCAATTTTTGTGCTAGGATTTTAATATAACCTTTTACGACACTTATGGCTGAAACACTACCTTTTAAACAACAAAAAAAAATAATTTCTCTTTTCCTTTGGGGAGAAGATCCGAAAGAAATAGCTAAAAAGTACAATATCACCACCAAACTCGTTACTTCGATAGTCCAATCCAACACTACAACTAGAACCGATATAGAAAAATCTAACATAGCTCTTAATATTACCAGAGAAAATGCCAAAATTTACGATTTGAAATTGAAAGCGTTAGATCTCCTTGACTCAGCCATAGAAGAATCTGCTACCAAGGACGATAAGCAAAAATTCATCCAAAATTTTACAGCTTGGTTTTCTACAATGGACAAGACTTTTAGGTTAAACAACGACATGGCTACAGACAATAAACAAACCAAGCACACTACCGTTGATGTTGCTAAAATTCTTGAACAAATGAAGACACCGGAACAAAAGAAAGCGTTTTTATTAGATCAAATAACAACAAACAGCACAAATAAACAATAAAATAGTGTCGTGCCTTTCGTAGGCACAGGGTCGAAGAGAATACCTTACTTTTTAAAAAAGATTCAAGCTAGGGGTTGGGAGCTTAAAGGGTATATTATTGTTATCTATCATTATATGTCACAACATTCTACAGCCATCACTAAAATTGAAAGGATAACACCACAACTACAAAAGGAAATATTACAAAAGAATTTAGATGAAAGGTTTAACTATAACATTCTTATTCATAAAGACCAAATAGATCGTAAGAAGAATGAAGTTATACTCGCAGATCTTTGTAAAAATTCGTTTAAATTTTTCTGCAATAATTTTTTATACATTCAAGACCCGGAAGCCGATAAGTTAGAAGATAAGAATATTCCGTTCTTACTCTGGGATTATCAGGAAAAGGTTGCCGAGGAGATTATAGAGGCAGTTCTTAAAGGTTATGATCTACCGATTGAGAAATCCAGAAAACTCGGATTAACTTGGCTAGTCTTAGCAATCTGTACTTGGGGTTGGATATTTCATGAGTGGGATGTTTTGGTAGGTTCAAGAAAATTTGAGGAAGTTGATAGAAGAGGTGATATGGGAACGCTCTTTGAAAAGGTTAGGTATATGATTTCACGCTTACCCAGTTTTCTATTTCCATATAAATTAGATCATTACACAAATAAGGTTGGAATGATTGTTCATCCTGGGCATAAAGCCAGTATCGCCGGTGAAGGAAACTCACCTGATTTTGGTAGGTCTGATAGGCGTAAAGTCATTTTTATGGATGAGTTTACTTCCTGGGAGCAAACAGACAGGTCAGCTTGGCAAGGGTCATCAGCTACAACCCGTTGCAGAATACCGGTATCTACTCCGAATAGAAGAGGTTCTAACTGTTTCTTTTTTCAGATAGTTAATGATTGTGATAAAAATAATAAGCCGAAACTCAGATTACATTGGACATTACATCCAAAATTTTCAGATGGTTTATATTTTGACGATTTAGGAAAACCGCACTCTCCTTGGTATAACTCAGAAATAAAAAGAGCAGCGGACGTAGAATCAGTAGCTCAGGAATTAGATATTGATTACGATGCCAGTATGGCCGGAAAAGTGTTTTCAGAATTTGATTACCAGAAACAAGTGAGAGACGACCTTGAATACGACGAAACACTCCCACTTTATATTGGTTGGGATTTTGGGCTAGATAGTACAGCAATGGTGTTTATTCAGCTGAAAAAAAATAAATTTTTTATTATCGATGAGTATGTAAATAAATCAATGGATATATATCATTATCTTGATGTTTTGGATAGTAAAGGATATAAGGCAGCAATTCATTATGGTGATCCGCATAGTGGAGAAAGTAGGCACATTACATCAGGACAGAGTCCGGCAACGATTTTAAGACGGCATGGTTTGGTTTTTAGGTCGCAAAGAACGAGAATACCGAATAGAGTAGCGGCAGCAAGAAATATATTAGACAAATTCTCTGTGGCTAGTTCTTGTGTCTTAACTATTGAGATGATGTCTAGTTGGCAGATGAAGAGACCAAAGACAGGGAATACACGAGCTTCTATTCCTGATCATAGTGAGCATAGTCATATCGGAGAAGCATTTACTTATTTTTGTTTTAATTATCAAGAACGTGGAAATAAAACTAAATTTAAGAAAAAAGAATATGCTACAAGTTTAAGTGGCGTTATTTAAAAAATTTTATGGAGGAAAAAAACAAAGAACTTGAAAGAGTTCCATTCAATACAGACATAGATACAGAAACAAGATATGAAGAACATTGGAGTCTTTTTCAGACCTATGAAATTGAGCGTAATAAGCCAATTAGGTTTTTTAATAAAAACGGTATTCAAAGAAACATTATTAATTATGTGAAGGATAGTAACGATAGAATGAATGAGTTTCATTTGAAACCATCTCATAAAGAGGATTGGCAGGCTAATACCTTTGATCCGATTACTCGTGATAAAGTTATTGCTATTTTATCAAAGATTGCCACAGCTAGGTTAAAACCAAACTTAATAATGAAAGCTAAAAGTTTATTAGAGAATAAAGGTTCTAATGAGCGAAAGATGATTTATTCTGATTTATTAGAGAATGCTAATATTCATAATAAAGACCAACAACAAACAATCTGGGAGATGTACACAGCGTTGTCTGAGGGGACTGTGATTGGGTATGAGGGCTGGAAGAAAGGAACACGGGAGGTGGAGTACGTAAAGGAGTATGACCCGGACACAGGAGAAAGAAAAACAGAAAAAATTAAAATTGATGCTTGGGATGATGTTTTTGGAGAAATAGTTCCGATTGAAGAATTTTATCCGGAAACAATTTGGACTAATGATATTAGAAATGTTAAAAGATGTTTTCGTGTTCAGGAATTAACCTTGAGTCAGTTTATGGTTCAGTATGGAAAGTTTGGAAAAGCTAATACTGTTCAGGCTAAAAGTAGTTATATTATAAACGAAAAACTACCTTGGGGTATATCTGAAAACGTAGATTCAAAAAATGTTCAGGTATTACATTATTACGATGAAGATAAAGATAAGTTAGGTGTTTGGGCTAATGGTGTAGAACTCTATTATGGTCCACTTCCATTTAATCATAAGGTTCATCCTTTTTGGTTGATACAGACAGAACCAATTCATCATCAGTTTTTGTACGGTAAATCTTTGCCAGATAAGTTAATGGGGATGCAAGATATTGATAATGCTACTTTCAATGCAATGCTTGACCAATTGTTCTTGTCGCTTAATTCTCCTCTTTTCGTTGATGGTAATGTTGATTTAGAGGATGGATATTTAGAGCCTGGTCGAATTTATGAAACTGATCCGGGAACAAAGGTACAAAGAGCCGCGTTAGGCAGTGTTGATAGTCAGGCGTTTAATATGTTAGGGCTTATTAAAAGGAGTATGGAAGAGTCTAGTGTTTCTGCTCAAGCTCAAGGAGTTCCGACTGGTGGACGTAAAACAAAATTTGAAGTTCAAACATTACAGGAGGGGGCTATGAACTTGGCTGGGTTATTCTTACAACTTTTTGAGGGAGGTATCACTCATAAATATTGGTTAAGAATGCACAACATTTTACAATATTACACAATGCCGAGTCGAGTTGATAGTGGAAAGAATAAGTTTAAATATATTCAGCTAGACAATAGAATGCTTACAAATGGAAAGATAGGTAAGAAGATGATTCAGATAGTAGGCTCTCAAGAGGAACAACCTGGCATGCAAGAAATGGTTACAGCGGCAGAAGAAGAATCAGGTGAACCATTTGATGTTTTAACAAGTAATATTCAGCCTATAACAATTACTCGTGATTATTTAATAAATAAAGATTTTGATTTTGAAATAGAGATAGTTCCTAATAGTTCTGTTAAGTCCAGTGAGGTAGATGAAAAGAATAAAAATATTGCTTTTTATCAAGCAACTAGAGAAGATCCAATGTACGATCAAGAAATGAATGCTAAGGATTTTGCTAGAGCGTTTGGTAAACCAGAAGAAATAGTGAAAGGGCAACCACAGCAACAACAAGGAGCTATGCCAGGGTTACCAGGAATGCCAGGCATGGAAGGACAACCAGCCCCAGGGCAAGGACAACCTAATTTAGATTTATTATAATATGAAGAATAAAATATTTTGGTGGTTATTAAAAAGATATATTAAAAAGAATAGGGATATAATTAAAATTGATGAAGACGATGAGATGAAGTTATTTCTTTTTAGGACTTCAGATGATGTTAATCAACTGATAAGAGCACTTTTAACAAATCAAACTATTAAGCACTGGGAAGCACAAACTGACGATGAAAGATTAATGACTAGAGGGGCTGCGATAATCTTAAAGGTTTTAAGAGATGGACATAATATAGCAGAAGAAGTTTATGATAAAGATAATCATGATGAAAGTATAAAAAAATATAGGAATAAAAAGAAAAGAACAATTTTTAAAAAGTTTTTTATATATTAGATAGTATGCTCCACTATCCAAAATAAAGGAGAATTAATTATTAAGACTACTATTATGTCTAACGAATCCAAAAAAGAAGCAGAAGAAAAATCTGCTAATCAGTCTGATTCTACTGATGAAAAAAAAGACAAGAATCAGGAGGACGACACCTCTTCAAAAAACGAAGATTCTAAAGAGCAAGGTGTAACTCTTACAAAAGAGGAACACGAAAAACTTCAAAAGAAAGCAGAAGATTTCGATGGTATTATTGAAAAACAAAGACTTGAAAAATTAAGAAAGAAAGAAGAAAAGTCTGAGACAACAGAAGGTGAAACTAAAATTGATACCTCTGTTGTTAAAGATATGATTCAACAAGAAATACAAAAAGTTAATGTTAGCGTTTACAATAGAAATCTCGAGCAAGCATTGAAAAAGTTTTCAGAAGGGAACAAATGGGCTGAAACTAAGATTGATGATATTACCGATAGTTTTGATCCAGGGAATGCTTTAACTGAAGAAGATATTCTTGCTAAACTTGAATTAACCGCTCAAACAACTTATCCAGTTGAATATAAATCAGCTATGGAGTCTAAAATTAAATCAGAAATTTTAGCTGAAAAAAGTAATATAGATGCAGGTGATTCAGGTACTGGTGGTGGTTCTGTTAATAAAGATGCAGAAGAAGTGAATGCCACAAAAGAAGATCAAAGAATTGCTGATAAATTCTTTGGCGGAGATGTCAAAAGGTATTTGGCATCAAAATCTAATTAAATAACTTTAAAGCCAAAAATATGGGATTTATTTACAAAAAAAACGGAAATCCAAGTGGTGGAAGAGTGTTAATGGAATATACCTTGACAGATTCTAGTACATATACTATTGGGGATGCTATGGCTCTTGCTTCTGGTGCACTTGATTTGGTAGGTGCTGGTGCTGCTGTTGCTGGTATTCTTGTTGACATTAAGAAGGCCGATGGATCTCCTGTTACTGATGATGGTGCTGGTGGTGGTTTTACCGATACTTATACTACACCTGCTTCAAATACCGTTGTTGGGACAATCGACATAGCCCTTGATTCAATTTATAGCGTAACTGCTGATGCAACTCTTGGAACAACTACTGGTTCTGATCTTGCTGGTTACAATATGGATGTTGTAGCTGCTTCAGATCAACTTGATGAATCTACTTCTCTTACCACTACTGGTCAATTCTTTTCTTACGGAATAGATCCAGATGGTACTGCAGCAAGTAATTCAGTACTGGTTTCTATTCAGGAATCACAAATCAAAATCTAGTAGTTTTTTATTCATTAACATTAATTAAAATATATGATGCTTACAGGACAATGGGGCGATTTTGTCAAGGGAGTTTCAGCAAGGGTAAATGAGATTATTGAAGAGACAAAAGACCGAGCACCTGATTTTATGTCAACTGGTTTGTTTGATAGCGTATCAACAGACAGTTTGATTCATAGAACTGAAGGAGTTACTGGTCTTAATTACCTTGAACTTTTTGACGAAAACGACTCTATCAAAGAGGACAGAACATATCCGGCTTATAAAACCGAGTATGTTATGAAACAATCAGGTAAGGTTGTTAGTATTTCACAATTACTTGCGAAAACTCGACCAGCTGAACTTGAAAGTAAATTAAGTGAAGTTAAACAGCAATCTATTGCTGCGACACGAACACTTAATAAATGGGCTTGGCAAGGATTTGTCGATGGTTTTGTTACAACTGATTCAAATAGTAATTTTCCAATTTCAAGATTGAATGATGCAGTATCAATGTTTTCAACTGCACACCCTTCAAGGGTTGGTGGTGTTAGCAATCGTTCAAACAGAGTAGCTGTTAATCCAGTATTATCAGAATCTAATCTTTTCACTGCTACTAAAATGATTAGAGAACAAATGAACGGACGAGGTTTACCTATCAATTACGAAGGAAAATTTACTTTAGTTGTTCCTCCTGCTCTTGAGAAGACTGCTGTAGAAATTACACAGTCCACTAAACGAGCTGGAACAGCTAATAATGATTTGAACTACTTTGAAGGTGGAATTGATGTTGTATCTTCTTCTTATATTGGTGCAGCCAATGGTGGAAGCGATACAGCTTGGTTTGTGCTTGCACAAGACGCTCCGGATAAACCATTGAAATACGTTCATCTAATTGAACCAAAAATTGAAATGGAACACGACTTTGACACAAAGGCAATTCGTGTATCTATTGATATGGCTGGTGCATTTGGATATAGTTCGTTCGAGTACATGGTTGGAAGTGACGGAACTGCTAGTTAAAAATAGTTTAGTTATAGGATTGGTGATTAACTTCGCCAATCCGATTAACTAATTTATTTATTAAATAAAAGAAAACTATGTTTATTAAAAACAATTCGGATCGTGGATGGGAAAATTATAATTGTGGTGGTGGAGTTAAAGTCACAATTAAACCAAACTCAACCTTTGAGATTGATGATAAAATTGGAGCATTTTTACTTCGTATTTTAGGAGCTCCAGGTTGGTTAACAAAAGGAGTGAAAGAAGATGTTAAAGAAGTTAAGAAAGAGGTTAAAAAGGAGGAAGTTAAAGAAGTTAAGAAAGAGGTTAAAAAGGAGGAAGTTAAAAAGTCTAATTCATCTAAAAAATAAATAATATGTCACAAAGATTTGATTATTATAAAGAATCAGTTCGTTCAGCAGTTATTTTGACTACATCTTATGTAGCTGGAACTGTATTAGAAGAAGTTCATGACCAGAATCAAATGATTTTGAATGTTGATTTTACTATCGGCAGTTTAACTTCAGCTGAAATCAAAGTTGAATTTTCTTCAGATAATACTAATTGGTATCAAGAAACCTTTAGTTCTGTTTCCGGTGGGACTTCAACTGAAAGTTTAGGGGAACGTTCTATTAGTGCTTCCGGCAAATATAGAATTGCAGTACCACTAAAGGATAGATATGTTCGTGTTTCTGCTAAAGGAACAGGAACGGTTACATCTTCAAGTATGGCTATTGAAGCTAATATTGGTAGATCTTAATTACTAATTATTACTAAAATGGGTTTTACTAATCATAATGTTGATAGTTCCTCTATTATCATTGATAAATCAAAACAAAAAAAAGTAAATGTTTTTAAAGAAGAACTCAAAATAGTTGAAAGAAATTTAGAGATAGCACGAAAAGAAGAACAAAAAATTACTGATAAAAGTAAGGAGATTTTTGAATTGGATAAAGAAGCTCAAAAGTTGAGGGAAGAAACATTAATTGCAGATAAACGATTGAAAGAAATTGAAAATCATATTAAGAATAAAATTGAAAATGAAAATCAAGATTTAAGAAAAGTTAAAGATAAACTTAGTGTTATCAAGCTAGATATAGAAAATGGTAATAATGAACTTTCAAAAATTAATAAAAAGAATATTAATATCATTGCAGGTACTAGAAAATTAAAAAATAGTTTTCGTAATACTGAAATAAGTTATATAAATGATATTACTTCCTTGGAAGATAAGCTTAAAAAAGTTAGAGGTATTTTGGAGATCAAAATTGAAGAAATAAATGTTGTTGAAAGTAAGCTTTCTGAATATGCAAAAATGAAGATAGACATTAAAAATAGAAAAGAAGAAATGGAAAACATTATGCAAGAAATTAGTAGAAAAAAAGTTGATTTGATTACTTATAATAATGAAACAAGAATAGTCAAGAAAGATTTTGAGAAATGTGAGGAAGATTTAAAAAATATCTTAGATGAAATAAAGGATAATAAATATAAGTTTGATGAAGAAATCAGTATAAAAAACAAAAATATTGAAGGTAGAGAGAGTGAAATATCCTTCAGGGAAAAATCTGTTAGTAAAAGAGAAAAACTTTTAAAGCATTATAAAGATAAACTGGCGATTATTGATCCCAAGGGGGTCGCTGGTCTTAAAATATAAATATGGCTGGAAACCAAAATTTAAAAGATGAATTTAATATCGATGAGTTTAGCGTTGAAATAAATCCAGCGATAGAAGAAAAGCAAATTCTTCAGGATTTTAAACTCTCAGACCAAGACACAGATACCAGCACAATATATCTAGGCTTTTTAAACGCAGGTGGAGCTTGGATAATAAAGAGATTTACAGAAACAACAACAAGATACGTCAGAGGAAGTAGTGGATATGATTTTAGTAATCGAACAAGCGAAAGTTATGATTTATTTAATAATGTTTTTTAAATGAATAAAGTATCAATTAAAAATTATGTTTATTAGCCCAACAATAATGTTTTCTACAGAGGTTTCGAGTTTTCGATTGAGTGCCACAAAAGCATTGTTTATATGTTCCCGTTGGTTGAGAAGTGTGCAAAATAACTTTAGAAATTATTTTAGCAGTATATCGGGGGCTTTTTATTCTTTTTTCCCAGGTTTTTTTATGATACTTTTTAATATGAGAAGATTGGTTTCTAAAAAGTTCAAGATTTTCTATTCTATTGTCAGTTTTATTTCCATTTATATGATGTACTCGTTCTTTTTTCTTGAGTTTTCTCCCAAGGTGTTTTTCCATAATATATCTATGTTCCAAGATTCTTTTTCCATTTATAAAAATTCTCATATAACCAAGAGGGGTGATACAAGGTTTACCTTTTTTGAGAAGAGTCCAGTTAGAAGATATGTAATGATAATTTTTATGTCTAAAAAAGCGAGTCCTATGTTTTTGGCAAATACGTCCTTCTGTTTTTTTAAGAATATTTTTACAATCTTTAATTTTACAAATTTGTCCTTCCATAAAAATAAATTTAATAATTATATAATAAATTATAACGCAACGGGAAATATATGTCAAGAAACTTATTAAGTGTGATTATTCCAAGCAGAAATGAACAGTTCTTAAATCAAACTATTAAAGATTTGTTAAAGAACGCAAGAGGTGATATTGAAATTATAGTTGTCTTAGATGGTTATTGGGAAAAGGAATTGGTTGATGATAAGCGAGTACATTATTTACATAGAGGACGAGCACAAGGAATGAGAGCAGGAATAAATTCAGCGGTAGCGATTAGTTCAGGAGATTACATTATGAAAATTGACGCTCATTGTATGGTTGACGAAGGATTTGATATAAAGTTAAGAGAGATGAAAGATAATTGGGTAGTTGTTCCTCGTAGAAAAAGATTAGATGCAGAGAATTGGTGCGTCTTGGATGTTGGAAAACCTGATGTTGATTATGAACTTGTAACAAACCCTAAAGGAGATGATATGCACGGAAGAATTTGGGGGCAAAGAGCTATCGATAGAAAAGATATAATGATAGATGATTGTTTAACGTCACAAGGGAGTTGCTGGTTCACAACAAGGAAGAACTTCGACAGGCTGGAGTTAATGGACGAGAAAATCTACGGGATGTTCTTCAACGAAGCACAAGAAATCTCTTTCAAAGCGTGGTTATCAGGTGGTAGAGTGATGGTAAATAAAAAAACGTGGTACGCACATTTACATAAAGGTTCTCGTTATGGAAGAGGGTATTCGATAGGAAGTGGGCAACGACCAATCGCCAGTAAAGCAATGATGGAGTGGGTAGAGAACAATGGCTGGAGCAAACAGACAATAGATTTTTCAGCTTTAATAGAGCATTTTAATGTGCCAGGCTGGACAAAAGATGATATAATAAGACTAAAGAAGAAAGATAAATTTTTTAAGAAAATAAAAAAGTATGGCTAAATTTGGAAAAGGGCATAAAGGATATTGGCTAGGTAAAAAGAAACCACACTCTAAAGAAACTATTGAAAAGATAAAAAAATCCTTGATTGGTCATTTTGTATCCGAGGAAACTAAAAAAAAGATTAAAGAGAAGAGTGTTTTTCAAGAAGGACATACTCCTTGGAATAAAGGAATACCGTGTTCAGAAAAAACTAAAGAAAAAATAAGTGATACTAATAAGAAAAAGGGGATTGAGCCTATAAAGAAACATAGAGGTAAAGGTAAGAATGGTTCTAACTGGAAAGGTGGTATTACTCCTGAAAATCATTTAGTTAGAAACAGTATTGAATTAAGATTATGGAGAGAATCAGTATTTGCTAGAGATAATTGGACTTGCCAAAAGTGCGGGGATGATGAAGGCGGAAATTTGAACGCACATCATATTAAGAATTTTGCTTATTATTCAGAGATAAGAACTTCAATTTCAAACGGGATAACTTTTTGTAAAAATTGTCATCAAAGGTTTCATAATAAATATAGCTATAAAGAAAATAATGAAGAGCAGTTAAAAGAATTTTTATGCAAAATAGAGAACAATTAGCAAAATTATTTAAAGGTAAAGGAGTAGAGGTCGGAGTAGAAAAAGGAGAGTACGCAGAAGTATTATGCAAGGCAGGATTAGAAGTAATTGCCATAGATGCTTGGACGGCTTACAAAGGTTACAGAGACCACGTTAGCCAAAGCAAATTAGATAGATTCTATGAAGAAACTAAGAAAAGATTAAAGCCCTACAACTGTAAAATTATTAAAGGATTTAGCCAGGATATAGTCAAGGAGTTCAAAAATGAAAGCTTAGACTGGGTTTATATTGACGGTAACCACGAGTTTCAGAATGTAACTAACGATATAGCTGAATGGAGTAAAAAGGTTAAAAAAGGCGGAATAGTGTCAGGACACGACTTTAAAAGATTCGGTGGTAAGTATGGATTAAACAGTTGTCACGTTAAAGATGTAGTTCAAGCGTGGTGTTATTCACACAAGATAGATTTTAAAGTAACACAGGACAGATGTCCTAGCTGGTATTATGAAAAGCTTTGATAAAAAATTAAAATCAGGATTAAAGAAATGTCCAGGACATAGATTCGGAGCAGATTATAAACATATAAAAGATAACTGGTTTGAATGTCAGAAATGCAAAGCTTATCACAATGTAGAAGATGAAATTTTAAAAGATGAAGGAATCGATAAAGATAATGTAAAAATAAGAACAGAGAAATTAGATATTTTTAATACTATCAGTTATGAATTTTAAATTAAGTATTTTAATTCCAGCAAGAAATGAGGAATTTCTTAAACAAACAGTAGAGAATTTACTTGAAACCAAAAACCATTATACAGAAATATTAGTAGGATTGGACGGACAGCTTCCAGTAGAACCATTAGACCAACATAAAGACGTTACAGTAGTTTATTTTGTTGAGAGTATAGGACAAAGAGCAATGACTAATCGCCTTTGTCAACTTAGCAAAGCAAAGTATGTAATGAAATTAGACGCTCATTGTAAAATGGATAAAGATTTTGACAAGAAACTAATTGAAGATATGCAGGATGATTGGACGGTAGTTCCTAAGATGTATAATCTACACGCCTTTGACTGGGTATGCCAGAGCTGTGGAGTAAGACGCTATCAAGGAAAGTCAGGTAAATGTAAATGTGGAGGAGAAGAAAAAAAAGAAATTATTTTTGAAGCTAAGCCTAGCCCAGAGACAACAGCAATGAAGTTTGACACAGATTTAAGGTTCGGTTATTGGGGACAATATAAGAAACGGCAAAAAGGAGATTTAGTAGAAACAATGTCATTACTTGGAGCTTGTTGGATGTTGACTAGAGAGAAATATTGGGAGTTAAATATATGTGATGAAGAATTTGGAAGTTGGGGGCAACAAGGAACAGAGGTAGCGTGTAAGACTTGGTTATCGGGAGGAAAGCTTATTTGCAATAAGAAGACGTGGTTTGCTCATATGTTTAGAACGCAGGGAGGAGACTTTGGCTTCCCTTACGGACATAAGAAAGGAGCAATTACTAAAGCAAGACAGCATAGTAGAAACTTATTTCTTGAAGGTAAATGGAAAGGAAAATATGATTTAAATTGGTTAATAAATAAATTTAATCCACCAGATTGGCAAGGAATAATTTATTATACAGATAATCAGTTAAACTTAAAGATAGCTCATAAAGTTCAGGATAGATTAAAGAAAATGGGATTACCGATAGTATCGGCTAGTTTAAAGCCAATGAACTTTGGGGAAAACTATGTTATTGAAGGCAAAAGAGGAAATGAATCTTATTTTAAACAGATATTAAAGGCGTTAGAAAAAAGCAAAAGCGAAATAATATTCTTTTGCGAACACGATGTATTATATAATCCAACACACTTTGATTTTATTCCACCTAAGAAAGATAAATTTTATTTCAATACAAATGTTTGGAAGGTAGATTGGGAGACAGGTAAAGCGTTATGGACTGATAATTTGCAACAGGTTTCAGGAATGGTGTGTTATAGAGATTTCGCCATAGAGCATTACGAAAGAAAATTAAAGCTAGTACAAGAAGGTAAATTTAATAGACGATATGAGCCAGAAACAAAAACAGGTTTATTAAGAGTAAGTTACCAATCTAAAGAGCCTATTTACGATATTAGACACAATAACAATTTAACTAAATCAAGATGGAGCAAAGATAAATTTAAAAATAAAGAATATACAAAAGGTTGGAAAACTAAAACAATAAAATTATGAAATATAGTTTAGATGTACAAATTATTCATTCAACAGCGTCTAAGGTCCAAGATATTTTGGATGCTTTTCCTGCGTCTTCTGATAGTAAAGTAGATAGTGATTTATATGAAATGGGAGCAGTAGGAGATGAGTACAACGAAGAAACAGGCGAATCTACAGGTAACTATCAAGGCAATGCAATGATAAGATATAACAACAGCACAGATAGGACTGCCACTTTAGATATTATTAACGCAATCCAGGACATTTTAGATAATTGCGAAGTCGGTTCTTGGATTAGAGAATTAAAATGTTATCACGATGAAGACCCTCCAAGTCCTTGTGAAGTGGAAACATTATGGGAGGTAACTGTATGAAATATATTCAAATATCAAAATCAACTGGTAAAGTCTACGAGCTTGATAATACAGGCAAGAAGACTTTAATTAGTGGAGTTGATAAAACTACTTCATTAAAATCAATGAAAACAAAAGCTAAAGAATTTATTAAGAAAAAATAATTTTATGTTTAAAAAAGAAATTCGTAATTTCGACAATGTACAGTTTGCTGATTTAAGAAAAAAGATTGATGATAAATTTAACAAAGTTCACGATGATTTATCAGAGGCTTATTATGATTTTTGGAAGAAAGGAGAGAGCAAAGAATTAGTAGCTGGCGGAACAACTTATGATAAAGCCGATACTCCCGAAGCAAGTAAAGAATTATTTGATAAACTCCACGCTTTAATTTTTGATTTAAGAGATGTAAACTTTCACAATGAGAACTTAAAACAACCAGCTAAAGACCAAATCCCAGCAGATAAATATAAAGATAAAAAAGACAAAGACGGCAATGTTGTTGGGGATAAAGTGCAAGAAGCACAGAATAAAATTGACTCATTAAAAACCGAAGGCATAGAATTAGATATAAAATAATTTATGAAATTTATAACTCCAATAGAAATAACACCAGGAAGTTATGATGCGTGGACTGATGTTGATGTGTCGTCTTATGTACCGTCTGGAGCGACTGGGGTTGCTTTGCATATTGTCAATAAACACGCTAGCACTAATTATTATGTGGGTTGGCGGAAAAATGGAAGTACAGATAACAGGACTGACAGAGTAATGGCTGACACTCATTTTTGGTGTAATATAGGTATCGATAGTAGTCAAATTTTAGAATTGTATATTGACAATGCTGATGTAGATGTTTATTTAGTTGGATATTTTGATGGATATGCTTCATTTTTTACAAATGCGACAGATAAGTCGTTAGGTTCAACAGGTTCGTGGATTGATATTGATATTTCTACAGACACTGGTGGGGATACAGCAATAGGTGCAATTTTTGAAGTTACTGCAACTAGTCAAGTTAATCAATGGAGTTTTAGAAAGAACGGCTCGACTGACGATAGAGTAACTTATGCTGGAATGCATAAAGCAGCTATCATTGGAGTTGATGGTTCAGAAATATGCGAAGGAGAAATAAATAGTACTGATGCTGATTTTTATTTAGTTGGATATATAACAGACGGAGCGACTTTTAATACAAACGCAACTGATATTTCTCTAGGTACTACTGGAACTTGGACTGATTTAACTACTTTGCCTAGTGGAGCAATCGGAGCATTTGTTGAAATTCATGGTACTGCACACGGTTATGATTATGGCTTAAGAAAAAATGGAAGTAGTGAAGATATTTATAGTATTTCGTACAGACATGCTTGGGGCATTGTAGAAGCAGACGAAAGTAGAATAATTGAAGGGAAAATTGAAAATACTGGATGTGATTTTTATTTAACGGGTTATCCCGAAGCAGAAGATATAACCGACTGGACATATTCCGAGACTTTAGAAATAGATGCCGATAGTTATATCTCTGGTAATTTATCAGATTTCCCAGTTTATGTAGAAGTTGACGATACTCATACAGATTTTTGGGATTATGTTAAATCAGACGGAGGAGATGTTAGGTTTACAGATAGCAGCGATAACCTATTAGATTTTGAAATAGAGTCTTTTGATTATGCAGGAGAAGACGCTCATTATCACGTTAAAGTTCCTACTCTTTCCAGTTCAGTAGATACAGAAATAAAGATTTGGTACGGCAATGCCTCGGCAACAGACGGGAGTAACAAGGAGGCAGTTTGGGATGATAATTTTAAAATGGTTCAACATTTGAATCAAGACGGAGATTCTTTCAGTGGTAGCACGGCTTATGATTCAACAAGTAACGAGAATGACGGAACGAATTATGGCTCGACGGACGAAGCAGGGCAGATTGATAGAGCAAGGGACTTTGATGGATTAAATGACTATATAAATATCGGTAACCCCTCAAGCCTACAAATTACTGGTAATTTAACTCTAAGTGCTTGGGTGGATAAAGGTATAATTCCCCCTTATCATATCCTAACAAAAGACAATGTGACTGATAGATGCTGGATTTTCAGGATTTTATCTACAGCTGGTGCTTATTTCGGTATTTTTAAAAGCGGTTCTTTACATGCTGCCGTTGGAGGTTCATTATCAATTGGAACTTATTCTCATGTGGTAGGAGTTAATGACGGAACAGATATAAAAGTATATGTTAATGGTGCCTTAGTTGGTACAAATTCTGGAAATGGTGGAACTATCGACAATGATAGTGCCAATCTACAAATAGGTAGAAGAGATTATTCGGCTAGTTATCAGTACTTTGATGGAAGACAAGATGAACATCGTATCTCTAACACTGCCCGTTCCGCTGACTGGATAGCGGCTGAATACCGTTCTGGATTAGGTGCTTGGATAACTTGGGCGGCGGCAGGTAGTCCGTCTTCATCAGTATCACCTTCAGTTAGTCCTTCAAGCTCGGAATCCCCATCAGTTTCACCATCAAGTTCAGAATCTCCATCCGTATCACCAAGTTCAAGCGAAAGCCCTTCAGTTTCACCATCAGCCTCTGTGAGTCCTTCATCTAGTGAATCTCCATCGGTGAGTCCGTCATCTTCTGTGTCCCCTAGTAGTAGTGAAAGTGCTAGTATTTCACCTTCTTCGTCAGAGAGTCCTTCAGAGTCTCCTTCTGTTTCTCCGTCAAGTAGTGAATCACCATCAGTAAGTCCAAGTGCGAGTGTATCCCCATCTTCAAGTGAGAGTCCTTCAGTATCACCTAGCTCTAGTGAAAGTCCATCAACAAGTCCGAGTTCTTCTGAGAGTCCATCTGTTAGCCCATCAGCCTCTGTGAGCCCGAGTAGCTCCGAGTCACCAAGTGTTTCTCCTTCTTCAAGTGTAAGTCCAAGCTCTTCCGAATCTCCAAGTATATCACCTAGCTCATCAGTTTCTCCTTCATCTTCGGAATCTCCTTCAACTTCACCAAGTTCAAGTGAATCACCTTCGGTTAGTCCTTCATCCTCTGAGAGTCCATCAGTGTCTCCATCAGCTAGTGTTAGTCCTTCATCTAGCGAATCTCCAAGTGTATCTCCCTCTTCTTCAGAATCACCCTCTGAAAGCCCTTCAGTTTCCCCAAGTTCTAGTGAAAGTCCTTCAGTAAGTCCAAGTGCGTCTGTTTCTCCATCAAGTAGCGAATCACCAAGTGTATCTCCTAGTTCATCAGAAAGTTCGAGCATTAGTCCGTCAGTTCCGCCAGAAGGAAGCAGTTCAGAAAGTCCTTCTGTTTCTCCTTCTAGTTCAGAGAGTGCGTCAGTTAGCCCTTCACCTTCAGTTAGTCCTTCAAGTTCAGAGTCCCCGAGTATCAGTCCTTCTTCAAGTGTATCCCCATCTTCGAGCGAGTCACCGAGTATTAGTCCTTCTGCTTCAATAAGTCCATCATCTTCAGAATCATCTTCCGTTTCTCCAAGCAGTAGTGAATCTCCATCAGTTTCTCCTTCTTCATCAGAAAGTCCAAGTATAAGCCCTTCCAGCTCTGAATCTCCTTCTGTCAGCCCAAGCAGTTCAGTCAGCCCATCTGTTTCTCCTTCTTCAAGTGTTTCTCCTTCGGCAAGTCAAAGCCCTTCAGCGTCTGATAGTCCAAGTGCAGCAACCGTATTTACAGAAAATAAAGAGAAGTTTGTAAATGATGGGGGAATAATAGCTGCTTTTTCAGGGCAAAAATATTCAGTGTGGAACACAGATGGTAGACCAACAACAGAAGTAGGTTTAGTAGGATTTAATACAGATACTGGTAAAATGGAAGTGTGCGATGGCGATACTTGTCAGCCAATAATTTATCCAACTTCTTAATATGACTATTCTTATGACAGTTATAGCAATACCTTTTATATTATTAGCAGTAGGATTTATAATAGTAGGAATTGTATTTTATCAGTTAAGTAGACCATTTCCTCCAACTAGCGACTGTTGTGATGATACTGTTAGAGATTGGAGTACTAAAAATGGCGAAGTAATTGAAGGAATATTTTGTATGAAATGTAATAAACCTTGTAAAGAAATAATTAAATAAAAATTAACAAAATGTGCACAGCCAGAGAAGTTGAGATTTTACTCGACAAACAAAAATTAGACATCTTAGAAAAGGTAGATGCCTCTATAAACAAGCGAATACAACATCAAACGCCCAGCCCTGAAACAAGAAGCCAATTTACTAAATTAAATATCAATATGAGTAAAATTGAAAAAGATATTGAATACATAAAAGAGAGCTTTAAGGATAATAAGGAAGAACATCACGAACTGTCAGGAGTAATTAAAGATTTTATTAAAAGTGCCGATACAAAGTATGCTGGTAAATGGGTAGGAGATGTGTTGAAATGGATTGGCGGAGTAATAGGATTAGCGATAATAGGAGCATTATTAAGTTTGATAATAAAATAATATGACCAACGAAGAACAAGGAGGCTTTTATTGCGACAAGTGTGGGGCAATCTGTAATGGCGAACAAGACTGTAAACACTACCCTGGACAAAAAACTGAAAAAGAGTTTTTTAAAGATATGCCTACTTCAATAAAAGAATTATTAAATATAAAATAAACCGCACCTTACAAAGGAGGATAAAATGAAAATAATATATGTTGATTTCAGCAAAAGAGGAAAAGAACTCAGAGAGTTAAAAAAGAAAAGAAAACAGGAGAAAAAGGAGGAAGCAAGATGTGGACTAAAAAAAAGAAGATACTGAAAAGAGTGTGCATTAGTTGCAGAAGTCCAATCGGTTGTTATGACCAAAACAAAAACAGATATACCTGTAAAGATTGTGATGGATATTGCCCATTAAAGGGTGTTAAAGCTACTCACGGAGTGTGTGATAAATGCCTAAAGGAGGCTAAAATTGCTTTGCAAACAATGCGTGCATTACGAAAGGCAAGTGATAAGCGAATGCGTCGTCTTGGACTGGTGCAAACTGATTGATTATGGTTCAAGACCTTTAATGAAACAAAAACACTGCAACCATTTAAAGGGGGCGAAAAATGAAAACCGTAAGATTTTGCGGAAACTGCCTGCACTGGGAGCAACATTGCCTTGATGGTAATAACTATGTAATCGGACATTGTAAAAAATACAATAATAAAAAAGGAGCAAGTCATCCAATTTGCTGGAGGTGGGAGGATAAAAATACGATGGGTTTACCGTCAGAGTTCACCCAAGAACAAAACTCTGCAAACACTTGAAGCGTAAACAGCGTAATCAAGTGTGGGGCGAAGCTAACAAAGCCAAGCCCCTTTCTAAGAAGTAACCAATAACAATATGAACAAAAACTATGGGTTAATTTTAGAGAAGCCAAATGAGCTAGATTATATGTTTGGTGCAGATAATGATATTGGAAAAAAAGTATTAATGCACGATAGAAACTGGACTGCTTATTTACCAACAGGAGAAAAACAATCACATCTATATCACGATGATTATGGTTGTGTTACACACTCAGCTCAAAATGTTATAGAATGTATATTTAACTACAAGATTGAACAAGGATTATTTAGTGAAGAGAATATAGAATGGCTTAATAAGAATGGGTATGTTGATGATAGGAATAAAGTAAACTTCGATGATTTCTTTATTGCTAATTTATCTAAAACCAAGTGTAACGTTGGTAATACTTATCGGAGAGTAGCTGATACGATACGAGAATATGGTTTAACGCCACAAATAAATAGACCACAAGCAACAAGTTGTAGCCATTGGTACCAAAGACCTATTACAGACCAGGAATTAGAATTAGGAAAACAGTTTAAACTTAGATTTAAGATTAATTATGAAACAGTAATTAGAGGAGCTTTCAATAATGCTTTAAAGTATAGTCCTTTACAAGTAGGAGTAAATGCTTGGTTCAAGCAGAATGGTTTATACTATAACGAGGTCAAGAAATGGAACCACGCAGTTACTTACTTCAGAAAACCAGTAGAGATACAGTTTATTTTTGATAGTTACGGAAAATCAACAGAGGATAGCTTCATTAAAAGACTTACTAAAGATTATCTTTTTGGCAAATGGGCTTATGCTTATTATGTGAAAGATATTAACTATAAAACCGATATGCAAATAAAATTATATAAAGAGGAGGGGAGTAGTACTGTTTACGCTAGAGGAGAAGATATGGGAGATGGTAAATATCATCCTATTGGTCAATCAGACTTCGTGATGATGTTCGCTAATAGTTGGGACGAACTAAACGTAACAGAGACTAAAATAAGTAAATCAGAGATAGGAGATATGATAGGAAGCTATGGTTTTTTACAAAGAGTTTTAAATAATTTATTTAATAAATAACATTATGAAAAAATTAATTCTTAAAATTATCAAATTATTTACTAAGGATGATGATAAGTTAGGAGCTTTTGGTACACCTTTTAACAATCTTCAAAGTAATATAAAACAACCATATAAAATTGTCGCTACCGATGGTTCAGGAGATTATAATTGCAATGGTACTGACGACCAAACAGAAATAAATTCAGCGATTGACGCGGTTAATACAGCTGGTGGTGGTGCTGTTTATCTGAGGGCAGGTACATACACTATTAGTAGTAATGTTGTGATAAAGTCTAATATTATTTTAAGAGGAGAAGGAGAGGCAACAGTCATCAAATTAGAAGATGAAGCAACTTTATCTAGTGCTGGCTTAATAAGAGCTGTTGATGGAGCAAGCCATTTTGTATTAGAGAATTTCGTTGTTGATGGAAACAAGTCAAACCAAACATCAGGAACTAACAAATATGGTTTTTATTGCGGGGAAAGTGGAGATGTTTCCGAGTATTTAATTTTAAGAAATTTACACGTTAAAGATTGCTCGGGATATGGATTAGACCCACACGAACTTACAAGATATATGTTAATTGAAGATTGTTTAGTTGAAAATAATGGCGATGCTTCAAATGATTTTGATGGTATAACGACTGATTATTGCGAATATAGCGTTATTAAGAATAATATCGTTAAAGGAAACCAAAGACACGGAATAAATATCGTTACAACTTCTAGTAATAATGTTTATATAGGGAATATATGTGAAGATAATGGCGACCACGGTATTACTATAAACGGTTCATCTGATTGTGTGATTTCTAACAATGTTTGTATAGATAACACACAAAACGGTATTTATGCAACAAGTGCAGATGATAACAATATAAGTGATAATTATGTATCAGGAAATCAACAACACGGAATTAAACTTTATAAGTCCTCTTATAACGTAATTTCAAATAATAAATTGAAAAATAACTCACAACAAACAAATAACGGATATAATGAAATTATTCTGGATGATGGTTCGTCAATTTACTCTACCTATAACATTGTTTCAAGCAATCATATCAGGTGTGTTGAGACTAATAAAGCTAAATATGGTATCAGAGAAGACGCAGCGGGAAATGATTATAATATTATTACAGGTAATATCGCAACAGGAGCAGTAACTACTAATATCTCTTCTCAAGGAGCGAATAGTGTTTCTGCTAACAATATTGCACCGTAAATAAACTAATTCACTAAATAAAATTTATGAACAAATTTAAACAAGCAGCGATTAATGTGTTGACAAGTAAGCAAGCACAACGCTTCTACTGGACTACTTTGAATGGTATCGTCGGTCTTGGTATAATGGCAGTAGGAGAGCTTAATATAGCCAGCGGTGCAGTAATAATCGCTATATTAAATGGAATCACCAAAGAGGTGCATAATAAATTAAAAAGATAAATCAATCTACTTTGAAACAATAAGAAGTAGATCATAGTTTATGGGAACAACAAACCTAGATGACTTGAATGCAGATACTATATCTGGAGATATTCAAGCAGATGCTGGTTCTATTGGAACAGCAGAGGTGGCTGATGCCGCCATTACAGCAGCTAAAGTAGCATCTTCTGATGGTAATTTAGTTTGCTCTAAAGTAGCTTTAACAGCTGGTGCAGCCGATGCTTTCGCATTAGCTTGGCAAAATCCAGAAGCAACAGCTATTCTTGTTGATAGGGTAATAGTAGATATTACAACAGCTGGTGGTACAGCTACAGCAGTTTTAGATGTTGCTGTTGTTGCAAATGCTACATCAACTGGTGATACTATCTTAGATGGAGTTGATTTAAACGCAACTGGTTTGTCTGATTCATTAAATGGTACTGATAATGGTACAAATGGTGGCGGTAAAGTAGTTCAAGTAGATGAAGCTGATGGAACAAATGATTATATCACAGGTAAGATTTTAGTAGAAGCAGCATCATCTTTAGTAGGTAATGCTTATATATACTATAGAACAGTTTAATAATTTCTCTGGGTTTAAAGATTCTTTAAATCCAGAATAAATTATTTAATTAAATAAAATAAAATTATGTCACAATTATTAACCTATGCAGAAGTAGATACTGGTATCCAAGAGAAGATGGCAGGTTCTGCTCCGGATTCTACAAAAAGACTTAATGCTATCAATAATACTGTTCAAGACTTATATGCTAAGTTTGATATTGAAAGCAGTATTAGAGAATATATATTTTATGCTATTGCAAACGGAGAAGCAGTTAATCTTACAACGGATGTCCCTGATTTCAAGAAAGTAAAAGATTTAAGATATTTAGCTGATTCAAAGCATGACAATGAATTTGCTGAAGTTGAGGATGATCTATTCGCAACTCATATTGGTTCAGGCAGATTGCTCGATGAATACTCTGTAACATATAACGATGGAAAATTATTTGCTAGAATGAATACTGTAGATGGTGTAACATCCAAACAAATTCATTCAATGGGTGATTTAACAAGTAATGGTAGCTGGGAAAATGATGCTGACGATACTTTAAATCTAACAACAACAACAGTTGGTACTTTAAATCAAAGCGAAGTAATAAAATTTGATATTGATGTAAGCCAAACTGCAGAAGATTATGCACAAATTTCAAATAATGATATAACAGCGATTGATTTATCCGATTATGTTAATTTAGGTAAATTAAGATTTTGGATATATTTACCTAGCATTACTAATTTTACTTCTATTGAAGTAAGATGGGGTAGTTACGATACTGAATTAAATTATTGGGTTAATACTGCTACAACACAAGCAAATGGAAGTGCTTTCATTGCTGGTTGGAATAGGGTTGAAATAGATTGGAATGGGGCGACAGAAAGTGGAACAGTAGACAATAGCAGTATAGTATCTCTTGGAATTAAATTAAACTATGCAAGTGGATTCACAGACCAAGTAAATGTTAAAGTAGAAGAAGTAACAATGTATTTACCAACTCCTTTTAAGTTAAAGTATTATACATATTATACATCAAAAACTAACGCAGGAACTTTCCAAGAAGATTTAACAACAACAAGCAATGACGAGATATTACTGCCAAAAAGATATAAAGATTTAGTTGTTTCCGGAGCTGTGGAAAAGTTACTTCCAATGGCTTTAGGAGATGATGGAGAATTACAGGTGAGAAGAGCTGAAAAGAATTATCGTGAAGAAAGAAATAATTTAAAACTTGATATAGGAAATTCTCCAAAAAGACCTAGTAGAAAAATTAAAATACATAAAACTTGGTAATATATGGCTAAAGAATACAAAAATTTAACAGACCTTGGTGGGTTAATGACCCATTTGCCAGAAGATAAAATTCCTGATAGGAATGCTTCTGACATTGCTAACATTGATTTAAGCAGTCCGGGGCTAATTCAAACTAGAAAAGGCTTCAGGTTGTTTGGTCAGGACACAACAGGAATTGGTAATGGACTTCGTGGTTATTTATTTAGGAAGAACTTTGGAACAATCAAGAAAGTAAAGCTAAGAGTTATTGACGATGGAACTAATAGTAAAATGCAATGGCATAATGCCAGTAATGCAGATGAAGATACCGGTAAATGGGAAGATTTAGTTACAGGGCTGACAACAGATAAAACAATGGGTTTTGCTCCGGCTAATGGTAATGATGGTAATAAAGTTAATTTATTAATATTTTGCAACGGAGAAGAAAACTTCTCAACTTGGAATGGAGCAACTGCAACAGTAGCTAGTGTAACAAGTAATACAATAGTAACCAATGAAACATTGACTCCAGATGAAGGATTTACTGCAACTGGAGATGTTATTATTGATGGAACATCTTATGCTTACACAGGATTAAGCAGTGCAACATTCACAGGAGTAACACCAGACCCAACAACACAAACTCCTAGTGCTGGAACAGGCATAGCTCAAAAAGCTGATACAACAACTCATAGTAGTAATGAGAAAGGAAATGTATTATTAACAGCTCAAGGTAAATTATTTTTAAGTGGCGTATCAACTAATGAAAGTAAAGTTCATTATTCTACCTCTACCGATATTACTGACTTTACTATAAGCAGTGGGCTTGGGAGTGGTGGAACATTTGATGTTATGGAAGGTGGCGGTGGTATAAATTTATTAGAGAGTAAAGGTAAAAACCAAGTTATCATACATAAAGATGACTCTGTTATATCTTATATCCGGGACAACGATGGCACTAATGCCATTGAAAATTTTGATACTTTATCGGAAGGGGACGATACAGGAGCAACAAACATTAAAGCAGGAGCAGTAATAAATCAAGAGTCATTCTTTGCTACTAACATTGAGGGAATAAAGAATTTGAAAAAAGCAATCCAAGATGCAAGTTTAAACCTAGATAGTATTACAGATATTATCTTGCCGACTGTTAAGCAATATGATTTTTCAGATGCTGCAGCTATATTTTATCCTGAGAAAAGAGCAATTTATGTTGCTTGTAAATCCAGTGAAGATAAGACTTTTAACAATAAAGTAATAGCTTTATATATCAGACAAAAAATAATAGACATTTCAATAGATAATTTGAATGTTAAAGATTGGATAGTGAGTGGTAATGATTTATATTATCTATCAAGTGTTGACCAAAACACCTATAAATTATTTGATGAAAATTCTGACAATGAAACCTCAATAACTCATAAATGGGTAAGTAAAGAATTTACCTTTGGAGAACCAGCCAGACAAAAAGAATTTAACAAATTATATATAGAAGGTTTTATTAAGAACAGAACCAAAATTAAGATAAGTATTTTATATGGTTCTTTAGGTAGCAAAGGAGTAAAAGAAAAGATTGTAGCCTGGGATGATAATTTTGTTTCAACACAAAAGATAAGTGCTTTAGGAACAGATGTAATCGGAACTGTGAGTTTAGGAGCAACAAGCAATGATATTCAAGATAGTTATGCCTTTAGTGTGCCAATTCATTTTGATATAAATAGAGCAACTAGATATAAGATAAAGATTGAAACAGAATATGACGATGAAACCAATGTAGAAAGTTATTGGGCAGTATCAAATATTAGCACCAATCCAACAATGATTGGAATAGATCATAATAAAACAATAAATAGTAATAATTAATCTTTAACATATAAATATGGGTTTAAAGAAATCAAATCAAACCTCATTTAAAGACGGTCATATTCCCTGGAATAAAGGGCTAAAAGGGTGGAATTCGGGTAAAAAAAATCCATTTTATGGAAAAAAACACTCGCAAACAGTTATTGATGCTATAATCAAAAGTAATACTGGGAGAAAAATGTCAGAAGAGCATAAGCAAAAAATTATAGAATCAGTATCTGGAGAGAATAATAATAATTGGAAAGGTGGTATTACTCCATATAGTAGAAAAATTAGAGCAAGTTGTGAATGGAAAAAATGGAGAGAAAAAGTTTTTACAAGAGATGATTATACTTGTAAACAGTGTGGTATTTATTCTGACAAAGAATACGGGAAAATTGAAATACATCCACACCATAGAATACCTGTCAGAAAATTAATAAAGACTAAATTTGAAAAATATATTTATAATATAAAAAATGGTATTACATTGTGCAAACCTTGTCACGATTTAATTCCAAAAAAATAACTACCTATATGTGTCCAAGTTTTCAACCAAGTGGAATTAGTATAAACATTCGTGAGAGTCTTGTATCAGGGTCATCAAGAACTCAAACCACACTTAATATTGATCCTATAATAACAAAAGATGGACATCGTGTTGTAATGAGTGATGTTGGTGACATTGGTTTTGCTAAGATTGACCAAGGAACTGACAATGAAGAAATACTTAGTTATACAGGTATTACAGACAATACAACCACAATGCAATTAACTGGTGTTGTCTGGGGCTATAACTTTTATGATGGTATAGGAGATGTAGACGCTAATAAAAAATCTCATAGTAGCGGAGCTTCCTTTATAATCACTAATGATTTTCATTATCTTAGTGAGCAATATCTAAGCAAAGATGACTTTGACCCAGATGCTAACGAACTTGATTTAGGGGATGGAACTACTGACAATGATAAAAAATTGAATGCTGATAATGGAGATGCTAACAATCCATTCTTAGCTTACGATGAAAGTGAAGACGAATGGGTGTTTAGCAATGATGGAACTAGCACAACTGCTATGTCTAGTGTTGGAGCAGTTGGAACAGGTGGAGATGGTATTGATATTACAGCCAGTACAGTGAGTTTAGACATAGCAGCTAGTAGCAAAGTGATTTCTGATGGTGGTACTGGCGACCAATTAGATTTAACAGGAGACACAAGTGATGCTCTTGATGGAAGCTCTGGAACACCAAGTTCAAGTAATACATTTATCACAGAAGATGATGTAACTGAAGCAAAAACAGCTAGTAAGGTTGCCAGGCGTGATAGTAATGGTGATTTATTAGTAACAACTACACCAACAGATGGTGATGCTGCAGCTAGTAAAACTTATATAGAAGCTCAAGATGTTGCAAATAGTATTATCAATCAATTAGACAATAAATATTATTTGATTGGCTCTGATTTACAGGTTACCGCCAATGGGGGAACATTAACACAAACAAGTAATGTAATGTCAGCAGTAACAGCTAGTGGTACTGGTGAGAATGAATCATTTTACGATCAAGAAACAGATGAGGTAGATAGCTCTGCAGATTTTGATTTTATCGTTAGATTTAAAAATGCAGGAGCAACACAAAATTCTGTATTCGTTGGAATAACTGGTGCTTATGCAACAATGCCAAGTGTAGCTGGAGCTTTAACAACTGACCATGCTGGATTTATTATAGGTGGTTCTACTATTTATTCTTCAACAGGAGATGGTTCTACTCAAACAAGCAATTCAATATCTGGGGTAACTATAGCAGATTATAATAATTATAGAATAACAAGAGACGGCAGTAATATTTTATTCTATGTTAACGGTTCATTAAAATTTACACATACAACTAATTTGCCAGATGATACAAGTGTGCAATTAGCATTTTCGGTTAATAATGGAGATGGTGGAGATGGTGCTAGATCATTATATATAATTAAAAATTATATCTTTATTCAATAACATAAACAAATATGGCACAACAATTTACACAGGGAGAAACAATGAGTGCTGAGTCTTTACAGGGTCAGGACTTGAATGCACTGATTGACCAAGGTGTTATATCTCCTCGTCAAGGAGGTCAGGCTTTTGAAGTCTTAAAGAATTATACCGGTGGAATGACAGCAGCTGAAGAAGCAGCTAGTTTAACTGCTGGCATTCAATCACCAATGACACAAGAGGAGATAATGGCACAAAAACAATCTGCAATGGATGTCAGAAGAGCTCAAGCAGAATCTATCTTTGGTCCACAGATTAGACGAGCAGAAGAATTAGGAGTAGCACAAGTATCCACTGGAGCAGGAGTAACCGGTCAAAGAGCTGGATTTAACATCTCAACTGCTGAAGCACAATACATTAAAAGTATTGAAGATCAAGCTGAAACAAGAGTAAGAGAGATAGAAACACAAATGTCAGAGTACATTTCAACAGGAAATTTCCAAGCCGCTCAACTTGCTCAACAACAAATGTCAGAGCTAAGACAAACACAAAACAACCTAATCCTAAAAAGAGCAGAGCTTGCGATGGATATAGGGAAAACAAGAACAGAAGAAGAACGATGGCAACAACAGTTTGGGATGGAACAAAGACAATTTGATTTAAAAGACACTGCCGCATATTATGACATTGTTAAAGATATTCCTGCAGGAGAAAGTATTACTGTTAGAGGCAGAACATTTATAGGTATTGCACAGCCTAATATTGATCCATTCTTTAAAGGTTCTGATATTACAAAATTAATGCTTGGATTACCTCAAGGTGTCAGTACATCAATAGTAGATCCAAATACTGGGACAACATATCAAATTGAAGGACTATCAACAGATGATCCAAATACACAAATTATTCAATCAACAAGTGATACAGGAGAAGTAACAATCACAACAATGAATAAAAGTACTGGTGAAATGTTAAGTCAAATATCAGCTGGTAATATAGGCAAAACAAAAACAAGAGCAGCATCCACAACAATTATAATGAACGAAAAACAAGCAGGTATGATAGGAGATGCAGCAGCTAAATTAAATGCAACTATTGGTGATGACGGATTTTTTAACACAGATGATTATGTAAAGGAAAGAGATGTTTTTGCTTCATCTGGAGGTGATGTTGATACCTTTGATGATACATTTAAAAATAGATTAAATCCTAGTGACCCGGGAGCTACAAGATTTTTAACAAAAGCTGAAGTAGAGTTAGCTGATACAGGTGGAAACTGGACTACTGAAATAGAAAAAAGCTTTATTGACCTTGGTATTTCTCAAGACGAAATTAATGCTTGGAAAGAGATAGGGATGAGCCCAGAGGACTTTATGTAAATTTAAATAAAATTTTATGGGAATTAAAGAAGACATAAGAGAAAGAGTAAAACAACAAGTTAAACAAAAGCTTAGGGAACGAAGAGCGGCATTACAACCAGAGCAAAAATCTATTGGCGGTTTTATGGGTCATTTAAAGACAGATATTGTTGGCTTTGGTAAAGGAGTATTAACTTTGGGGAGAGAAGCTGTTGTACATCCAGTTGAGTCAACAAAAAATGTTAGTTCAACTCTTTTTGAGCTGAGTAAAAAAATGGTTAAATACTCCCCAGGACTACTCAAACAAATGGGAGATGTTGTTGCTAACCCTATTGACACAGCTAAAGAGTTTAAAGTCAATATTGACAGAACAAGAGATATCTCTTACGAGGAAATGAAAATACTTTTAGACGATATGCGATCAGAAGTTACTGGGAAGGTTAAAGATAAACCAAGAGGCGAAAGAATCCTTGGTACCCTTGGTGCTGGGTTATTTTCTGATATTTCGAAAGAGATTACACATCCTATTGAGTTTGCTTATGAAAAACCATTTACATTTGGGCTTGATGTCCTGAGTGTCGGTGGTGGAAAAGTATTAGGTAAACCAGTAAAAATGTTAGGCAAAACAAAAAAGGGACAACAATTTATTAAAAAAATTGAAAGTACCTTTGTTCCAGACGCGAAATTAAAGAATGCTGGGTTTGAAAAGTTAGCAGCAGATTCGTTAACAACAAAAGAAAGAATGTTCAATTCTCAAAAAAAGATAATAGAGGCTAATTCAGAAAGATTTGAAAAAGTATTTAAACTTGGGAAAAAGGAAAGATTTGAATTTTTTGAAACGATAGATAAATTAAGACGAGCTAAGCCAGGAGTTAAAGCTTTCTCTGAAAATCCTAAAATACAAAAAGCAATTCATTGGTGGTTAGATGAACAAGTCCCAAAGATTCAAAAAGCTGTTGGATTGCCAAAAGAAAAATCAATAACGAATTATCTCCATCATTTTTTTCCAACAAAACCTAAAACAGATGGGACTACGTTTATCTCACCTCTTAGGAAAGGGAAGGAAGGTTATCTTAAAAAATCAGAAGATGTCGCAGGTTTCAGCAAAGATCCAATAGTTTCGATTTCTGCTATTCAAAGTAAAATAGCTATTAACGCTATCAAAGATTCTTTTGTTAAAAGGACAGTGAAAGGATATGCTAAAGATATAAATAAATTGAAAAATGAATTAGCTGCTAGGATAGGTTTTGATGATGTAAAGTTTCTTGAAGATAAAGGGATACTAATCAATAGATTAAAATCAGAATTTAATTTAGGAGAATTTATACCCAAGAAAGGAGAGTTCCATTTAATGCCAAAAGAAGTAGCTGATTCTCTTAACAAATTTTTAAATCCAAGAGAATTAAGCACATTAGAACAAGGTTTTGGTTTCTTTAATAGAAACTGGAAACCCCTCGCTACTGCCACTAGACCTAGATATCATACAAGAAATGTACTAGGGAATCTTTGGAATGGTTTTGTTTTAGGAGAAGCAAATATAAGACAAATTCCTAAAGCAGCTTGGCAACAAATTGGTAATTATGCGAATGAATTAAGCAAATCAACGTCACTAGTTGGTAAAACTTTTAAAAAAATATATGGCAAAAGCAAAATAAATACTAAATTAATCAAACAGGCTATTGATGATGGAGTCATTGATAGAGGGTTTTTTGCAATGGACTTACATGATTTAGCGAAAGTAGCTGAAAGTAGTGATGATATAATAACAGCAATTAAAAGATATAAAAACCCAGCAGAGATTTATAGAATACCAGTACTTAGTCAATATCTTAAAATGTCTTTTAAGGTTGGTGAAGCATTAGAAAATAACGCAAGACTTGCATTATATATGGATAGAATCAGAAAAGGTGTTAGTAGAACTAAAGCAAAAGCTGATGTTAATAAGTATCTATTTGATTATTTAACCGGTCTATCTGAAACAGATAAAGTAATTAAGAATTTAATACCATTTTGGTCTTGGACAAGATTTAATGTTCCGTTACAAACAAGTGCTGTAGTTACTCAGTCTTTAAAACATGCAGTAGTAAATAAAATAGCATCACCAATAGTTGAAAGTATGGAAACTAAGGATGAATTAAGAGGTTATCTATCAGAAAAAGAAAAAGAAGCTGGATTAATAAAAGTTGGGGAAGTTGAGAAAGAAGGTAAAACATATAATAAATATATTAGAACTGAGAGTGTACTTCCTATCAATGATTTAACAAGAATTGTTGATATATTTAGATTTGATATAGACTCATTAGGTTTAAATCCGCTTGTTGGATTATCAAAAAGAATAAATGATAATTTAGATTACTTTGGTGGTAAGGTAGAAAAATTTAAAGGTGAAGAAGAAAAGTTTTTAGACATTCCTATGACCGGTAAAACTGTAGAAGCAATGAGAATAATTCCTTTTTTATCAGAATTAAATAAAGCTATTGGTGGTAGTTATGTTGATGGCAAAGAACCACCTCTTGATATTAGACTTGAACAAGTATTAAGTCCTCTTGGAACAACCCTTAAAGATCAAGAAGATTTAAAATTGTGGGGAATTTTAGAAAAAGAAAAAGAGCTTAAAGGCTCTTATGAACAAGGACTTGAGAGTTTATATAAGAAATATTTAATTCAATCAATTAAATATCCTGAAGAAAAACAATTTAGCAACAATGTTGAAAAATTAGAAAATATGTTAAAGTCGAAAGGATTAACTGGCTTAAACTTATTACCAATAAAAATTAAAGCTACAAAGGAAGCTGTAAAGCAAAGGGTTATAGAACAAGTCAGAATCAGAACATTGGAAAGTAAAAAGGAAACAGAAAAAGAAGCTGAAACTAAGCCCACTCCTTAATCATTTTCAATTATTGAAGCTGCCATTAAAGCAATCATAAAAATAACAAATTCTTCAAAGCCAAAACTCCAAAATAATGCTGCAAATATTGCTATTGTAAATGTTATTACTGTGAACTTCATAAACAAATTTTAATTCCTAATTTAATACAGTCTTCTATAGAGATACTCCTTTTTTTAGGGGTATCTTTTAGTTTATAGACTGTATGTATATCTAATAGATAACAGATCTTCTTTTGTCTTGGCTTGTAGAACATTATTGCTACATAGGCTGGGCAATGAGTCCAGACACAGAAGTCAAAAGGTTTATAGCCAAGACTCATATCAGAAATCTTGTGTGTTTGTATTCCAAACTTAGCTTTATCTAGGGCTGGTAACTGGTGTGGTTCAAACTTACTAAATGGCAATGTATTTGTCTTGGTTATTTTAAGCTCATAGACAGCTGTTTCAACGGCGTTCTTCTTCATCCATTTAGTGAATAACGACTGGAATTGTGTTTCTTTCATAGTATCTCCCAATTATTTTTATTATAAAATTGTTGTCTTTTTAAGAATTGTCTATGGAATATTGGATTAGTGTAGTCGTGAATGTCTATTACTTTCGGGTTCTTTTTATCTTTAAATATACGTAAAATTCTACCAACAGACTGCTCAGTAAGAACATCAGACTTAATATCGCCAGCGAAAATAATGGTATCAAGTGCTGGTATGTCCACACCTGTTGAAAGCATACTATAAGTGCCAACAATAACATTGAAGCTAATAGTATTGTCACGTAGGTTTTTAAGCAACTTGTCTCGGTCTTTTTGTTTGTCTTTTGATGATATGGCATAAGTTTTACTAAGCAATTTATTCTGTATCTTTTCAAAATGTTCTATTCTTTTTGTTAAAATCAATATCTTCCGATTTTTTAATATTTCTAATTGAGTAAA